CATCTTTATACCGGTATAGATCTGTTGATCTTCTATCAGCTGTTTAGATCGATTTAGTATTAGATCCTGTAATGGTTTAAATTCGTCATACTGTGTTAGATCTAATTCCTTATCATCATCTTTACCAAACGAAGTAAATGCGGTAGCGTAGAAACTGTCAAATTTAGTTGAGCCTTTCTTTTGATCATATAAGGATAATAAACACTGTCTGATCTGTTCAAAGGTTTCTACACGATCTACGCCATGATATAAACTGTCGCCAAATGGTCTTACAAAGTTACCCACGTTTATCTCCAATTAAATGTAATTACGATTCGATTACCGTTCGTCGGCATACTGCTTGAATGGAATCGTAGTCCGTTGAAAAGAACAAATCGACCTTTCTTAGGATCAATTGTTTTCGCCACAGTCATCTGCGTATTTTTAACATATTCCAATATGTCTTTATCATTCCTCTTAGACGGAGGAAGCTCACTGACTAGTTGATCAAATATATAGGTAGGGCCGTCGTTATCATTTACATAGTACAATGCCGTATAGTGGGGAATGATGTGATCAACATGTTCGTTATTATACTTAGGAGTATTGTCTCTCGCCGGCATTAAGAAGCCTGCTCTAGCTCTCCAAAGTTTCTTTTGATTGATTGTAATGCCCAATGTTTCTTCTGCTTGATAAAGAATAGGCTTAATAAAATCAAAGTAAGGACTATTTGCCTTTGGTCCAATAAACACATGAGCAAAGCCGTCATTCTGTACATAATCTCTAACGTTCTTGTATGTTTGATCAGTGACATCGGATACATAATGCCAGTTGAATTGGTCGGATAAGAACATGCTTTCAATCGCATCTTGATATGCTGATGGAATTAGATTATCTATTACCTTTATATCGTCCATGTTATTTCCAATTAATTGCTATGACAATTCTATTAGAATGATCTTTAGGCTTGCTACTGGCGTGAAATCTCAATCCGTCAAACACGACACAGCTACCTTTCTTTGGGGGCATGGCGTGAGCTACAGAGAATTCTGTTGAGGTAACATATTTAAGTACCTGTTCTTCTGTTTTATTTTTATGAGGTACATCTGTAATTCGTTGATCAAATATATAGGTAGGACCGTCTGATTTGTTTACATAATAGATAGCTGTGTAATGAGGACTGGGGTTATCAACATGTTCATTGTTCCAGGGTAAGTCATTAGGATATGCCTTTAACAACATACCGACTCGTACACGCAAAATAGAATTGACCTTTACACCAAACTTATCCTCAATGTAGTAGAGGATGGGCTTAATGAAAGGCCAATACTTAGTTTCGTATTTTGGAACATAGGCCAAATGACTCAGGCCATCATTGAGTTGTTTTAGTTTGTCTTGATTGTTTTGCCAGACAATGTCGCGAGTGTATCCCCACTCAAACATTTCATTGCTTATTAAATCCTCTAGGGCCTGCTGATACTGAACGGGTATTAAATTTTCAACAACTTTAATATCATCGTTCATTTAGGCACCATAACGGCCCATGTCATTGTGCTAGGGCGCGATTCACAGCATAGTAACATTTTATCACTGTCGCATAGATCAAAAAGGATGTCAATATAAGGATTTTTGGCACCCTGAGGTATAGTGTAAACATCGTGAGTCTCCTTGAACCTGTCTACGATTAAGTCTGTAGTTCCAGGTATATTACAGTCATGACTCTCTACAATGACTGTAGTTTTACTTAGCTCGGGAATAGTTTCTAGGTCTAAAAGAACCCTCTCGTGACCTTCTACATCCATAACAACGAAAGGACGTTCTGCTTTTGCTAGATAACTGCGTATATTTTCTACAGAACAATCTGTATTAAATTGTACATTGTTTATGCTATTGACTTTGGCATTTTCTCTACAGATAGAGATAGCAGTAGGATTGATGTCGAACAAGGCACATAGAGTATCTGGAAAGTTTCTTGCCAGACCTAGACCATAGTAACCTTCAGCGCATCCAATGTTAAGCACTAGATCAAAGTCCAGTGTTTTTGTTAGATGAGTAATGGCTGGGTAGAGCTCATTTTCATAGATGCCCAACAGCTTACCTGCTGTGTCGCCATCACCCCAACTATATTTACGAACAATGGTCATTCCCTTGAACGGACCTTGATAGACCTTACCTTCTGTTCGTTCGTAGATGACGTCTAACAACTCACCCTTGCGTTGCCACCCCCATTGAACATACTGATGTAATGCTTCACTCATCAGCCGGCACTGTTCCGGTAAAGTTGCCTTGTGGACGATCGTTACGCTTTTCACGCCTTGGAGCAATAGCCGCGGCTAGCTCTGCCTGTATCATAATACGTCGTTGCTCTCCACGTTCCTGTGGATCGATGATCAAAGCCAAACTGCGTTTTGTTTGTTTGGACATTTTAAAGTTTGGGCCTGGTTTGATATACATACTTTTCCTTATTTTTTTCTTAGTTTAGCCAAGTACTCGTTAACATTAACTTTTCCTGCGGCAATTTCTTCTAGTGCTTTTACTGTGTGTGACTTACTCTTGGTATTGACTAGGGGCAAATGACCTTTAGATAATTCCCGTGTTCTGATAGAAGCGGCAATAACAGTTTGAAATCTGTTGCCTGAGTTTGGTTCAATATCGGAATTCGATACTGGAGTTTCATTTGTGTTGATTGGTTTCATATAAGTTTATTTAAATATTGGCCCGGCCACCAGGAATCGAACCTGGATCTATAGCTTAGAAGGCTACTGCACTATCCATTGTGCTATGGCCAGAAAATCTTGACTGTTATTTTTGTGTCAGGAAACAGTCAAACCCCGTGAGCTCAGCCCATCCTACTTTTCGAGTCAGCGGACGCGGAATTTTCATCTATGATGAGAGGCAGGTCCGCATTGACTATTATACACTCTCTTTCTTGTTATCTTTAACTAATTGGCAAACTAACATAAAATGATCGTATGCTTTACGAACAGCGGCATGTGTTAGCAGTTGTTCAGCTTCTATAGCCATTGCTTTAATCCCTTCCTCGGCAATTTCTCTAGCACTTGGAATTTCAACATAGTACCGATCATCTCCAAATGCCTTGGCAAGAGCTTCCCAAGCCTTACGTTGCTTTTCGGTAATGGGCTTATTGTGTGGACGCATTTCGCTAGCCTTTTGCACAGCTTTGCTCATAGCATCTTCTGCCACACGGCCGGCGGCAATCATAGGAGCATAGGCCGGATCAATATTGTAACAGGTACTTCTACCACCGGGATAGCACATGACCAAATGGGTGCCTTTTGGAAAACCATCCATTAAATTACTATCGTATTCAGATACAGGCACATATTTACGGCCTACTTTTTCATAATATATCTTTTTCATTTCGTACCCCATTTCAAACACCAAAAGGTATAATCAACATCTTTCAACTTTGCCCTAATTGCGTAACGATATCCGTATGTCATAGGATCAGCATGTCTATGCCAACTGGGAGTTTCCATAGCGTTCTCCATTACCCACTTGCCCATTTCACTTTCTTGCCATTCCCACAGAGGCTGTGCCGCATACAGATCAGGATCTTCAACATCACCCATCGTAAACTCATGAGCAACAAACTCCTTGACCTTGACATACTTGCCTTCCATAAGTACAACCTCGTATTTTATTTCTTCTTTAGGAGCATCACCCATATATCCGTACTCGTTGCCCCATTTATCCACGGGCCATTTACGTCTGGACATCTTGTTTAATGAAATCAAAATTTCCACTAATGCTTACACGTTGTGACTCTTTGTCTTTAAACGGAAACACATAGTGGCGTAGTTCGCTAGGAAACATGATGATCATTCCTTCTTCTGGGTATAGGGTAAGATCGTCTGGAAACAAACTGGTCTTGTGTCCGTAGATGAAGTCGATCGCACCTTCTGCGTATTGGATATCATTGCGTCTCTTACCATAATAGTTTAACAGATATTTTGGAACTTTCAAATAGATAACATAACTTAAATTACCACTATGTGTATGTAACGGAACGAATCCTTCATGCGCCTGTATATTAATCCACTGATCTCTCAGCAACATCTGATCAGTTCCGGTATATTCTTTTACATGCGGTAGTAGGCTAGATTGAATATAGTCTCTAGTATCGTCCTTTACAAAGGCATGGTCTCCACCACCCCAGTAGTTTTGATTCTGAAAAAGTTTAGGATAGGTGCCCAGATTAGTCTCATACTCATTAAGTAAAAAATTATAAAATTCTTTCTTAATAGTAGACTGATAAATCCGGACACCTAGATAGTGCAACTTCATTACATGGCCCTGGCAAAGTTTCCGTTCTTGAAGTCGATACTACCACCCTCGGCAATGATGCGCTTCTTCACGTCCTCAAACAAGATAGGCGCAAAGTCTGGCGTTTGTTCAACGCAGACACAATGATACCTAACATCGTTTTCGTCGCTGTACAAGACTTCACCTGTACGGGCATCAACTCCCCTGGCCTTCTTCACGCGGTTAGCATGAGTATGGCCGTGAATGTTAGTACCAAAGCGTCCCATTGAATCTGAGTGCAATGGAATGTGACTCAAAATCATCCCATCCATCACATGGTATGCTCTCAACTCTCGGAAGTATTGACGATACTCAACATCGGGAAAGATGTCGTGGTTACCGCGGATCAATACCTTATCGCCGTTCAACCTGGCCAATGTTGGCAAGGCCTTGCGGTTGATAACAACGTCACCCAAATGGTAGACCTTGTCAGTGGGCTTGACACGTTCGTTCCAAGCCTTGATCATTGCCTCATCCATCTCCGCAGGATCATCCCACGGACGCAACTTTGTCACACCGTCGTTTCGTGTGAAGCGACATACACCAGTGTGACCAAAGTGTGTATCACTTACCAAAAATACACTTGGCATATTCGCCTCCTTTCTTTAATAAACTTCTTTTACAATATCGTATTCTTCTTTGGGCCATTTGGCTTTGAACTCATCCGTCTTAACATAGTCATTATAGTCTTTAGCATTGAAAAACTTTTTGGTGAACTCTGTTTTGAACGCTCCCTTTTTGCTTATTGTTAGATAAACTGATTTTGCTGTTCCGGCCATTTGATCCCTTTCGTTATAGTATATTATACTGCCTTTTTACCAGTTTGTCAACCGGGTTATTCCCATACTTTTTTACATACTTTTGCCGCGGCTTCTGAGTGTCTTCGACAAAAATCAATATGGTTTTTAACGTGCTCAAACATAACAGGATCTAAACTTGGGTTAGGCCTATTCTTAAATTTTCTAAACATAATAGCCATGCTTAACCAAATTGTATCCGGGAATAGATGTGAGCGTGGATTATCGTAAGATTGGTATCTGCGCCATAGCATTTCTTCGCTGTCACACGACTTGGCTAGATCCTGATAGTATCTCCAGAATTCCGTATCATCTCGTTCAGTGTGCATGTAGTGATGCTTGATAAAGTCAGCCATAAAGTCAAACTGTTTGCCAACTGCCTTTGAATAGAAGCGAGCATTGTATGGTGTAACCTTATGTCCGCCTTTTTCTAATACCCTTGCTAGGGTTTCTACACCGTATTCTACACCGTAGACTCCGTTAGCTTCTAGGGGTTCAATAAAGTAACAAGATAAGCCAACGGCTACTACGTTGCCTTTCCACGGCTCTTCAAGTCTACTAGGAGTCCATTTGATTAAACGTGGCTCTAGTAAAGGCTTCCTATCAGGCCACATGGCTAAGAAGTCCTGTTTGGCCTGCTCCGGATCTAACATACGATCGTCAAACACATAACCAGATCCAATACGACTGGTCAACGTAACCTTAAACTGCCATCCGTATGGTTTGCCAATACTCTGTGTATAAGGCTCTAGTTCTTCTTTCTTATCTAAGTAAGGCCAAGGTGCTACCCATGCGGCATTTACTCGATTGTCTGGGTACTCTTTAAACGCAGGATTTGTTTCTTTAATCAACTTGCGTTGGAAACCTGTACAGTCTACCCATAGGTCAGCTGTGTGTTCAACACCGTCGTTAGTAATGATAGAAGTAATATTGCCGTTGTCTACTTTAACTTCCGTAACTTCGGTAAATATATTCTTAACACCTAGCGGTAGAGCAATATTGTCTCTTACAATTTCGCCTGCCTTAATAGCATTGATGTGATAACTGTAAGGGGCCCAGTTACCTAGTACAGGCTCGCCTGCTTGATCAAAGGGTTGGCATCTATTCTTAGCAATAGCATAGGAATCACTCATGTCGGGTACAAAGTCTTCGTAGGTCTTTTCTCCACGAGCTAGCATGTCTAGCCAGTAGTCTCCGATACTATGTCCTTCACGACGCCAGATAGATTGCGGACCATCTCTGTAGTATAGGCTTCTACGAAGAATGTTTTCAGAGTAGTTCCACCAAAAACTGAATAAGAATGGCTCGTCATCTTTGCGCCACCATCCTTGTTTCATGTTACCTAGCTTGTATACGGCTTCACATTCCTTCATCCAAACTTTTTCTTCTATTCCTAGCTTTTGGAAGAATAGATTAGTTTGTGGAAGTACGCTTTCACCTACTCCAATTTTGGGAATGTTTGGACTTTCAATAACAGTGATATCATAGTTGTCGCCAAATTTGGCTAGATATCCTGCTACCCACCATCCTGCTGTGCCGCCACCTACTACGATTATTTTCATACCTACTTTCCTTATATAGGTATATATTTACTAGATAGCGAACCAGATCTCTGCAAATCCTTCTTCTAGTGTGGGCTCTTCCCAACTGGCAATCATGCTGGCAATAACATGTTCGGGGATGATCTTTCCCGACTCCCAGCGACTGGTTAGTCGACACATGAGTTCTTTATGTTCGGGTGTTTTAAATACAACAGCAATGTGTTCGTAGTTGGGAAGCATACGAAACTTCTTAGCACGGCTAGCAATAGTAGTACTAGTCTGGTCCCAAATTACAGTATGCCCTAATGTTCGAGCTCTTACTACCTGTTCGGCCATTAGGTCAACTGCGGTAGGCATATAATCAGTAAAAACTTCTGAATAGGTCTTGTCTTGTTGTCTGGCATAGTCTTCTACAAACGCATCTGTCGAAACTATAGTCAATCCCAACGCCCAATCCTGATTCTTAATCCAGGTTGATTTTCCAGATCCGGGGACTCCAACTAGTTGATAACACTTGGGCATTATTTTATCTCATCTGATGTTTCTGGAAAGTGGCTGATGATCAAATCCAACGCTTCGATAGTGCGAATGTTGCCTGCTACGTCTTCAGGGTGTAGCCAGTATCCATCCGGGTTCGAATCTGTCTTGGGATTCTTCTTCCACTGCTTGAGTTCTTTCTTCAAATAGGCGCGATAGTCCTTTAGATTAAGACTGGTAATGCGATCGGCAGTTTCTCCGTCGATCCATTGGTAGGGTTTGTGTTTTGCTTTAGTCATATATCACCTTCATAGTTTTCTCTATACTTGCGTTTGGCATCGGCCAAGGTAAACACTTTTTCATTATCATTGGTCCAATCTTCGTCAACAGGAGCCCCGTTAATTGTATGAGGCTCCTGTGCGTCATAAGTCCACCCCAATGCCCGCATCATGCGATGCTTGACCAGTAGGTTAGGACTACGGAACACTTCAGTATCGTTGAATCCCAGCATGACTCCAACTTCGCAAACTGCGCCACTACGGCACACACCTGCTACACAATGAACAATAACGTTCATACGGTTCTCCAGTGCGTGTTGTAGCAACCGAACAAGTTCGTTTGCCTGCTCTTGGCTACAGCGCATTTCCTCATCGTCAACTAGATCCCGCTCTTCAACATCAAGGAACTCAAACTGATGGATTTCTTTGAAGTCACGACCCGGCTTAGGAAACTCCATGCCACAATCCACAATTTGAATCAGCATGGCATTGATACCTTGATCAAAGTGAAACCCTTTGCGTACATCAGCTAGCGATACATTTTGAATCCATGGCATATTATTCTCCTGTTATTGTATATTATAGCAGAAGTTTACCAGTTTGTCAAGCTAGATTTTCTGTATAAAAAAGTATTGGTTTAGGCGTGTGGGCATTTTGGCTGTCATATTTTGGGTATGTAAAGAGCCTGCCCTCCAGCTGACCATTCGGTTAAACTGATTTTTAACTTCGGCATCCTGCTCAAAGTTATCGTGATACTCGTCATGCCTACGAGTGTATTCTTCTAGGTCAATGCGACCTGCGTTGTATTCTTCTCTGGGGATTGTGTAGTCATTGATACAGCAATCATACAATTCTTGCGTGGACCAATTGCGATCTTCTTTAAGTCTGTAGATGTGTACACCACTATTGGGATCTGGATCGGGTGTTAGAAATACCTGTCCACAGGCAATTAATTTGTATTCTTCTGTGGTCATACGACAAGCATCAGGATTCTTACCATCTATATGTGCCCAACCTTTGTTGAAAATGTCTATGGCATTATAGTAGTGTTCCATAAAGAATGTAAAGACATGTAGACCTCGCGGGTCGTTGATTCCGTGTATCTGGAATATCTTGCGACAGAATTGATTATACAGGTCACGATCGACATCCTGTAGGCCTATGCTACGATTTCCAGTACCGCAACCGAAGATGGGAAATTCTCCATCAGATAGATTCAGAATCCTCTGTGGATCATCGTAGAAATTATTAACAACTTTTAAATCGTTTATCATAAGATTCTTAAAACAAGGGTGAATCTTTCACCTTGAATCACAGGCTTTACAAAGTGTAGATACTCATAGTCGGCACTGGCTATGACCATAGTTCCCACAGTAGGAGCAAACATGGCCCCTTGATTAGGATAGACCAGTTCTCCGCCTATGTAGTTTTTATTTAAGAATACTACCGCAGTACTTGTCCAATCACGAACACATTCAACAGTACCGTCTGCATTGACAACAGAATTATCTGAATGTGTTTCATTCCGACTGCCCCTTGGGTAGTATAAAATTGTGGCACTTTCGACATTAAGATGTTGCCGTGTGATCAGTTGCTGTACAATTTCATTGTCTAAACACTTGACTTTTTTAATTCCGTAGTTACGCTCTAGTCCATCAAAGTACTTCATGGGTTCTGCGGTTGCTTTGGGGTTAACTTGCTCTAATAGAAGATCAACTTCCTGCGTTGTCAACACGCCGGGAATTACTTCGATCTTCATTAGCCTAGATGATATAGGTAGTTGATTGTTTCAGCGTTTTCACGATGAATACTAGCACCATTCTTCAAATGGAATTTCTTAGCCATCTCTGTCTTGGGACTTAGAGTAACAAAGGTGTTTACTGTTGGAAACTGTTCTTTAATTTTCTCAACAGTTTCAAACAGCAATCTAGCACCTGCTCCGGGAGCATAACTCCAAATAGTATAGAATACTGCTGTAGTTGCCTGTTCAACCTGCTTGCCTAGGTCTTCAACTCCTGCCGGAACAAAGTCTAATAGGTTTACACAGACCATTGCTGATGGGCTATCACCGTCAAGTAGGGCACTGACAAAACGACCAGGGCCAACTCTAAAGTCTTTAGAAATTTCTGGACGCACTGGGTCATCCTTGATGTATTCAAGGACTGGATCTTGTAGGTCAGTGATGAAGGATAGCATAATATACCTATTTATCAAAGGGGTAAAAAATGGAGCGGGATACGAGAATCGAACTCGTCACTAAACCTTGGCAAGGTCTCGAGATACCACTTCACCAATCCCGCAATGAAGTATTTAAATATTATATATGAAGGGCGCCGAGAGTTTTGGTTTACTATACGTAACGTCCTTGCCCACCCAGAGTTTACAGCTCTGCTCTACTAGTCTAGGAAACATGGAGCAATTTGTTGTTTCGAGGATCTCTCAGTCTGTAAAACCTGATCCTAATACATACAACTCACGCGAAGTCTATGACTTCAATTCGATAGGTCCTTCCGAGACCTGTCTACTATTTCTTTCGAAACGCTTTAATGCCCTACGCCCTTCATATATAACACTATGGTGGGCCAACTTGGAATTGAACCAAGACTCGACCGATTATGAGTCGGTTGCTTTACCATTAAGCTATTGGCCCAGTATTGTCTTAACACCCGATGGAAGGACAATATCTGTCATTCTTTCTGGATGCCAAACAATTCCGTATATCTCTTTACTATTATGCTTGAAAGCTTCAATGTTGTCAACCGTTGTGGCTAACGGAATCATATCAGGCCCTAGCTGTTCTATACTCTGTGTATGATAACTGTTAACTAGATATTCTTTACCTTCCATTTCAACATAGTGACCTATGCCGTCGTGTCCTAGTATAATGCCGTTAGTTCCGCCTGTTAGATCGTTGACCGCAAAAGCACCATGGCAAACTCCTATAATAGGTTTACCTAAGTCTAATGCGTGTTGAAAAAGTAGGTCCTCTGTTGCGTGTCTTGCTAGACTATCCGGACCGCCTGTAAGAACCAAACAGTCAAAGTCGATAGTTTCGTCTATGACTCCGATGTTTGGTACAGGTATTAATTGATGATTTTGTAGCAGTCTATACCAGTTTCGTTCTAAGCAGTCAAACGTGAATCCGTTGATTTTGGTATCACGCTGACTGATTAGAATTTTCACTTAGAATTCTACGCAGAGTTCTCTGGTTGGCTCGCCGTAGGCTTCACGCATGATCTGCTTGACTTCTTCGGTTGCTGTCTCAAAGTCGCCTAGTGAAACACAAGAACATTCAAACAGGTCCCAAATCATTTGATTAACATAGCTCATACACTCGTCTTGAGCTTCTTGAGAATCTAAATGTTTTTCTAAGAAAATGCGACCAATGTTGCTGTGGAACTTTTCGTCACGGGCAACACGAGCATAACGAGTTTGAATATAGTCGTCACCTGCGCATTCTGCCATTGTAGCCCAAACATGGCTAGCACGGCCTTCAGCCATGTACTGATACAAGTGCATCATGATTGGATTGTCTTGTGCTTCGTACTTGTGGATTAGGCTAGCACCCATACGGATATCCGGAGTATCGCGTCCCAGGCTTTCGTAAACCTTGTTCATATCTAACTTCTCGCCCTTGATATGCTCTAGGATTTCTGTTACGATACGATAGTGCTCTGCTTCGTCAAAGACCTGCTTGCTTAGTAAACGTGCTTCTTCTGGATCTACATCCGGTGGAAGTTGGCTAACTTTCTTGGCTAGTTCTACCATGTTCCAACGCTCATTGCTAACACGGATATTGAAGAACTTTTCCAACTGCTCTTTGTCCTGCCCTTTTTCATCAAAGAATTGACGAGTTTGAATCTCGGCAACCTTGTGAAGTGGCATAAAAGACTCCCACAAATCGTCTAAAAATTGATCTACTGGCTTCATAATATTTCCTTAAAATTATAGGTAGTAACATTGTGTTACTACCCGATAATCTTATTTATTCTGCGTAGTCAGCACAGCATCAACCAATGGTTTATACTCTTTCTCTTTTGACTTGATAAAGGACCCAAATGCATCCGGTGTCTGTAGTCCCGGTGTTTCCTGAAGCAGATTAGCTTCAAACACAGCTTTAACTTCTGAGGACTTTAGTGCTTTTCCGAACTCAGTTACATACCAGTTAATAACGTCAGCTGGCACACCTTTTGGTAGCATTAATCCCCAGTCAGCTGTTATGTCAAATTTAGACAATGCCGAACTCATTGGATCTGCTTTGATCTGCGGAATGGATTTGGCACTGGTAACTGCTACGATGGCCACTCGATTGTCCTTGTAGTAACCATAAGCAACACCTGCTGGAATGATACCAAACTGGCAATGTCCGCCCGCTACTTCGTTCAGCGTATCAGTAGGGCTTTTGTGTTCTACACGAACTACACTGTCATTACCTTCTTTGAATTTTACACGAACTTTCAGTTCTTCGTAGACAAGACGAGCACCGCCTGCGGCACTGATAGATACTTTGTCCTTCTTAAGGGCTTCGATAAATTTAGCAGGTGTATTTACGGGGTCTTTGATATTGGCGATGATCACGAACGGACTTCCTGCCATCTGTAAGGGATAGACAAAACTGTCGGTAGTATATGAACGTCCTTCACCGGGAACAGTAACACGATCCATAGCAACTAGACCGCCGACACTGACAACAGATGCCACATATCCGTCGGCTGGTCTTTTACTTAATTCTTCGCTGGCAATAACGCCGCCTGCGCCTACTCTATTCAGTACGATAAACTTAGCACCGGTATTCTTTTCAACTTGTTTTGAAGCTACTCTAAACAGAGTATCGTTAATGCTACCTGCTCCAAACCCAATCAATCCTTCGATTGGTTTTTCTGGAGTCCAGGCAAACGCTAACATTGGCGCAAGTAACATCGCCACTAGTAATTTTTTCATTATTATAATCCTTTTATCTAAATGGTGCGAGAGGCGGGACTCGAACCCGCATGCCTTGCGACGGGAGATTTTAAGTCTCCTGAGTATACCATTTCTCCACTCTCGCGTTCTTCTATTTAAATTATACACTCTTTACAAGAATAGTAAAGTGAATTAGACGTCTATACCGCCCATTTTCCTAATTAGTTCGTCCTGTTCTTTTAAGACAGCATACCATTCGTCTGGGTCACGATGTATGTTAGTTACCAGTGCCACTCGTCTTCCGTAGAACATGCCCATTCTCGGATCACTTGGTTCCACAAAATGTATTAGGTATCCGGGATGGACAATCATTAGTCCTTCTTCTACCTTTACCTTTTTAAATTTGGTAAACTGATTTGTCCATTGTACTCCGCCCCGGGGATCAATAAATGTTAGATATCCGGGATTTCGATTTTGAACATTGATATAAAAAATACCCACACCGTAGACATTACCGTGATCGTGTGCCATGATACGATATGGAGCATCTGGATCAGTTGCTCTAAAATAACCTTTGCGGGCTATAAATGGGGGCAGAGGCATTTCGCAATCTATACGAAATGCCCTTTCGGCTAGTTCAAGTTTTTTGTTCTTAACTGCGATCATGGTATCTGGAAGATCAGGGAGAGCCCAAATATTAGTTTGATTTAGATTGCCCAAGCTATCTGCGTCTTTGATCAGATACTGAATGTCCAGCTTTAATTGGAAAAGAAATTCATCATCAAAGGGCTTGGCCATTATGATGGGAGTTGACCACACTTGGTGAAGTGTTTCGGTACCTTCTAACTTTAAATGGGTCACTGACCCTTCCATTGATGTGTTATCCATACTGTATTTAATATGGTGCTCAAGCAAAGAATCGAACTTTGAATACTGTCGTACCAAGACAGTGGTATGCCATTTACCTACAAGAGCCTATGGTCTCCCCGGCGGGAATCGAACCCACATTTACTCTTTAGGAGAGAGTGGTTCTATCCATTGAACTACAGGGAGTTATAAAACAGGATGAGCTGTCATGGCCGGGAATCGAACCCTATTTCAGACAATGTCCCCAAATGGACGGCCTCGCGAAAATGGAGCGAGTAAGGTGTTTGCTGTAATCATCCTAGAACTGGTACCAGCGGAGGGGATCGAACCCTCTCAAGAACGCTAATCTGGCGCTAAAAGTCTTATAAGGACTCTCTGACTTCCAAGTCTCGCTGGCATTAATTTATAATAAATACTGTATGAGAAAACTCAATCTCTTTTTCAGCCTGTCCCCAGCACCGATATTTTTCTTAGGTGCGGTGTTGAGCTATATCTATATGCCTGGCCTATGCGGTGGCATGTCTTTAGAAATGCCCATCATGTGGTTAGTTATGAGTATGGCACATGTTAGCCCGTGGCTCATGTGGTGGCAACAGAGAAAATTTCAAAGATTCCAAACCTTGCCCGACAAGCAACAGTGATAGTGTCCGTCTAGCACTAGCAGAATAGATTTGTATAGATCCCATAATCTATCAGGATACTGCTCATAGTATCCATCGTCAATATAACCTATGTCGTGTGCTTTGACTGTGCCGAAAGGTCCACTGATATACATATAAGTGACTGCGCCGTGAGCGGAGTGACCTAAAATTTCTTGAGCGAATTTTAAATTGTTATCGATACAGTGCCATTTCATAAAGTATTTAAGCACTGAGTTGTTGGTTGCGGGAGGCGGAATCGAACCACCATCTGAAGCTTATGAGACTTCTGAATTACCGTTACTCTATCCCGCTATAATTGGTCGGAGTACAAGGATTCGAACCTTGGACCCCCTGGTCCCAAACCAGGTGCGCTACCAGACTGCGCCACACTCCGTTAAAATCTAAATGGACACTTTTTCTCAGGCTCTACGTTAAGCATA